ATAATACATACGTGATCTTTCTTATCAATTTGATCAAGTTGGCTAGCAATATCAAACTTAAGCTCTTCGACGTTCGTAATAGGCGTATGTACTACACGATCCATATTGATGCCAAAAGACTCAAAATAAGATTGTGGTGTGCCAAATTCAGAATCATAGAACAACATTATAGCATCTTCGTATTTGTTCATATAAGCGGCCGCGGTGAGCAGAGCAAATGCAGATTTAAAGTGTTTAGATGGACCAGCTAATACTAGCAATCCTGGGCTTAAGCCACCGTCAATGTCGCCAGACAACGCGACATTAACCATAGGAACTGGCGTTGGTGCCATCTCCTTTTTACCAAAAACTTTTGACTCTGATAATTGAGCTGTAAGTTTAATAGTACTATTTTTTACGAGTTTGTCTAATAGACTCATTATTTTCCCTCTACGATTGAAAGTAGTTTACTCTGATAAGATTGAATTTTAGAAACTCTGTCTGGCCAATAAATGGTAGATTTATCAGGATTTTTACAAAGATTATTTAAAAATGGAACAACTGATTTATACAGAAGCTCTAATCTGTATTCTAAGTCGTCCGCAGTTACCTTAGCATCAACAAGTTGGTCTTCAAGCGATTGCTTTTCAGAGCTTACTTGTTGAATAGTTTCCTCAGCAGCAGCTTCTTTTTCCTGCAGTTCTTCATCTATAAAAGTAAATCCGAAATCAAAATCTAAAACTTCTTCATATGTTTTGTTAGCCATGTGTTAACCTCCTGGATGTAAGAAGGGGCCTAAGCCCCTTCCTTTTGTTAGCCTTTAACGAGGTCTCTAAACATTGCAAGATCTTCATCATCGTCACTGATAGTATCTGCTTGTGCGGTAGATGTCTCTTCTTTCATTGTAGGCGCCTCAACACTTTTACCAAACTTGCTCATGTCAAGATCGTTGTCAGTTTCATCTTCTGCCGTGTTTGTCGACAGAGGAGAATCACCAGTAAGATTTAATACACGATACAGTTTGGCTTTAAGATCTCCATAAGACTTAAAGTTCTTTTCATCAACCAATTCTTGTAGCGGGTGCTGTTGTTTCCAAGTGCTCTCCAATTTGTCGTCATCATCAAATAGCGGAGAAGGACTATCAAATTCAGATTTATCGTAGTTTGGATAACCTTCGAATTGGCGGATTTTCAAACGGAAATTTGCACCTTCCCAGAAGTCAAACGGATTTACCGCTGCTTCATCTTCAAAAGATGGGTTCATCAAATCATTCAGTTTGTCAAAGATTTTCTTACCAAACTGATACATGAACACTTTTCCATCATTATCAGGATTACCGCTATCCTTAATTACAAGGATGTTCGATATATACTTAAGGCGACGCTTTTGTTTACGGGCTTGCTCTTTATCTGCATCAACTCCAGAATTCCACAGCTTACCATTAAATTCTGATACTGGGTCATCTTTTCCGATGGTCGTGAGTGAGTTTTCGATATACCATAGACCGGTTGGACCTTGAAATCCGTGGTCCCAGATTCTGGTGAATGGCATTTCTTCTCCTGATGTAGGAGGAAGGAAGCGAATGATTGCGAAGCCGTTACCCGCTTTATCACGTGTTGGTTTCCAAAATTTACCTTCGTTGGGGTCTGAGTAGCTCTTTGTAGCGATTGACGAGAGCTGTGAGTTCAACTTATCGAGTGAAGATGAACGGTTCTTTTTAAGTGCATCAAATGACATTGTCATATTTGTATCTCCTGATTTTGCGTTATATAGCATTGGTTTGTATTGCGATGTATGTTGTGGATCTATTCCACCATCTATTTATATTCAAAAAAAGTGTTCTTTAGTAATCTTTGAAAACTTTTTTTGATCTATATCTAAGAACGGATAGTATTTCTTAGATAATTTCATTATATCACGTGCAACGAATTTGTCAACTACTTTTTCTTCCCAATAGTCATAAACATTAGAAATTTTTGAAAGTATAGTGAACGTTTCAATAGATATTTCCTTCTGAAAATACATAGACATAATATGAGGGTGTTGCCCACTAATAACTGATAAGTTGTCGTGATAATTGTCTTTTAGTTTTTTTAAATCTGTTTTATACAAATGAGTTAAAGAATCCATCTTTCTTTCCCATTCCGCATAAATTTCTTCTCCGCGGTCTTCAACTATTTCACGTATCCAAGCCTTAGGGTTGTGCACCAAATTGGCGATAAGAATTTTTAATGGATCGTCTTTTTTAGATAGTTTATAGAAGAAGAACGCGTCGTTTCGTGTTTGAAATTTTTCAAAAGAAGCTCGTATTTTACCATTATATTTGTGGTAATCATAACTATCAGTATCAAAATGTTTCTTAAGTGCTAGGTAGTTAACATAAACTCGAAATGAAGCTTCGTTAGCATAATTCAATGGCACCGTTCTGTTCCCTTTTTACCAATTTCATTAGTACAGCTTCAGATCTAATCTTTTCTTTTATGATAGAGGATTTTTTAACTATATTAGCAACAGTTTCTATTTCAAGATTGTTCTGCTTCGCGTAATCAACTAGCGCATCGATATATGTTGCTCCGTTTTTTAGCTTTTCTTCTATAGCCATGTGTATTTTTTCAGGTGTTCTAGTTTCTATCATATTATCCTTTTAAAACCCCGATCGTGTCAATCCAATTTTGAGCTTGTTCTTCAACAAACTCGATACCTTGGTTAAATGTTTTCTGGGTTTGCATAGTTTCATTAATAAAATATTTAACGTTATATCCATTCGTGTCAGAATGAATTTCTGCGCGCAGTGTTTGACCTGATTTTTCTTTTAAAAATTGGTTCACAATCATTTACGTTTCCTTTATATGTTTAATGTGAGAAGTTGCTTTTTTCTCACCGCAATTACTACAACAACACAATGTTATTAAATATTTGTGTCCTGAAACAATCACAATTGTTTTACTCCTAATAATATTAATATTATCACAACAATGCAGATGTGTCAACTGTTTTGTTCTTCTTCTTTAGTTTTATATTGCCACTCGTCAGTGTGCCCAACAGACCATTTCGGTTCTGTTTCGACTGCGTAATTTTGAGTACATACTTTGAAATCGGGGCGCTTTAATTCGCTCGGAGTCAAAGAGCTGTCTCTCCAAATTACTCTATTGTTTGGCTGTGCTGCAAATTGTCCGTTGTCGAGCTTGATAATATTGAATGATTTGTGCTCGGGATCTTGCTCACTAAAATTGGTGTCAATGGTGGAAGTGTCACGATGCGCATTATCAATGGTAAATTCGTATTCACCTGGATGCATTTTTCTATCTTTACCAAAAACTTCACATCTTGACAGGATTGGTTTTTGGATAACCGTGATATCGTAGTCAAAACAATCCCATAGTTGCAATACATCAAGAGGAAGCTGATCACTATGGTAATAATCAGATTTCCAAACGAATGCTGAAATAGGTAATTTATCATAAAGTGCCCCATAATCTGTTAATAACGTTTCAAAATATAATGCTTTTGATTGTGTTGATTTAACTGAAATCCAAATCCCGGGAGTTAACTTACCCCAGCTGGAGTGGTTTGGATCCAAATCATAAAGATATTCCATCTTCACAAAAACATTTACGGGTGGCAATGGATGAACTAAAAAGGCCATTTATTTTTCCTCAAATAATACATTGTTTACATAATGATTTTTATCTTCTTCAGATACTCCCATAGCTAAGATTGAACTGTGCAATCGCGGATCCATTTTTTTATTTTGGCAATATCTGTTGAGCAGTGGAAGAGTGTCACGGTTTGATACAAACGCGTTTTCTTCTAAATTTTCAATATAAAAATCTATCAAATCAGTTGTTACTTGAATGAATTGGTCAAGTTCTACGCCATTGCCGATGTTACCAACTGCAATCGCATCACCTGAAAATATTTCTCGAGCCCAGAGTGGCAAGTCTATTGTGTTATTCCATTTCAAATTATCAATTCGGCGTTCCATATAGTCACTATACGGGTGAGGAAATCCAAACAAAGGTGAAAAATCCATAAATGCGCCTGCAATATTTTCAGTACTGGCTACGATATCAAATCCAAGAATTGGAAGTTCTACACTTTCACGTGGAAACACATTAACATGCATTAGCCACAATCCCTTATTATCTTCGGGTATGATTGTTTTTAAATGGCACTTGCTAACAGACTCTGAAGACCAAAACGTGTCGTTCCAATTTTCAAATTTTAGATTATTCATTTTTGGTTCTTCGTAGCGATTAAGCGCTTCGTCGAACTTTGTTTCTATATGTTTAGAAACTGCATTAAGTTTTTGCCACAGTTTTGGTGTCTGTTCCATTAAAATATTCTTCCAATTCTTCTAAGAAATTTTGAACCATCGCGAAACAAACTTTAGCTTCGTCAACGAGTCCATCGTGCAATTTTTCTCTTATTACGTTTTTAAGGTCTTCGGTGTTACCTTCAAATTCATAAAAGCTAATTGGTCCTGGAACTAATTTTTTAATAATTTGCCCGCCCGATAAATCTCCCATATGTCTTACATAGACGTGAGCAAAAAGTTTATCTTTGTTAGAGTGTATATCCCTAATGTGTGTTACATAATCTTTCGACGCCTGAAAAATTGGTGCTTGTTTAAAGTCATTTTCGGTTTCTATACGCAAGACATCCTCAGTTAACGGAAGTACTCTTTGAAGGTTTGACATTTCACCAGCGAAAATACCCTGCATTTCAGCGTAGTATTCTAAATTAGTATAAACATATAATTGATTTTTGAGATATACGTAATATTGCTCTGGAGTAATATTCTTTTTTATCATCCTGTTCATAAATGCTGCTCTTTCAGCATTGCGATGTGCTTCTTTGGTAAGTTCTTTTAAATTATTCATTGTTTAATGCCCCGCCTTTATTCAATTATTATATACAGTTTTTTTGAATTTGTCAATAGATTAATTTAAAATTTCTACTTTTTTTTCTTAGATAGCTTTGCTTTCATATCAGCAAGCTGTTTTTGTTTTATTAATGTCGGATTTGTCTCGGCTTGTAATTCGGGTTTGGTACTCCCGGCCGAAACATTACTACTGGGTTGTAGTCGTGCAGGCGGTGGCTCTGAGCGCGAAACCCCTGGTGTTTGATCACTAAGGGTTTCTCTAACTCTTTCGATTCTCTCTCTGAGCTGTTGTTGCTGTTGTTCTCTGTATCTTTCAATCATGTTCTCCTCAAAACGCTGATCTACTAACTTGTCTACATGTCGCTTAAGCAGTAAATTAAATAAACTGTCTATCATAAAATACTTATCAATTTTATTTACCTTTTGAGCCAAATTTAGTAGACGCTTTGAGATTATCTTTTTTCTTGGTTGCCCACGATTTAGCCATGTTATTCAGCCTTCCAAATAGTCCATGCACCCCAAGCAATTGCAACACCTGCTGCGATTTTAGCCAATGGTGCCATAAACAACACGAGTAGACCAAGGACTACCAACGCTCCACCGTCCCAAGTTGTTCTTTCTTTTAATCTGTTTTTAATCCAATTCATTTCTTTTTTCTCCTTTTTAAGATGTTAGACATTACGTCTGTAGCAGTATGCTTAAAAAATCGTGGTGCTACTGCGTGTACCAAAAGTGCTGGTACAAGTAATTGTAACTTGACTGCAGATTTAACAGCATATAATGCATGTTGCAATCCAGTCTCACCCACTTCTTCAAGATGTGCCTTACATTGTTTACTTAACATTCTTATTATCTTTCTGGCGAATCACCTTAGTCTTAGTACCATTTTCTAGATTTTTAATCTTTACTTTTAAGATACTAATTTCATTTTCCATTGTATCGATCTTTTTAGTTACCTTAGGGTAACGTTTACGCCACGCTTCCGGATCGTCTTGCAGCCATTCCCAGCCGAACTGATCTACTAAATAATCCATAAATCTGTCAAAATTTCCCATTAACCATAGCGCAGCTTTTGTGTTTCTAAACCACGCTAAAAATCCAGCGCCAATTATAGATCCGCCAATGGCAGTATAGATCCACAATGTATCGCCGAATATTCTTGTTAGCATTTCCATTTTATCCTCCAAATGTATTAACTATCGAAGGCCCAAAAACTGTTGTAGCCCACGCTAGAACGCCAACCGCTGCAAGGCCAACTATAATCCATTTCATTTTAAAATCATCAACTTTCATTGAAAAGCCTATAACTTCGTTATTCATAACTCTTAAACTAAGGTCGAATGTGCCTTCTGGAGTATCAGAATCTTTAATAGGTTCTTGAGCTGTGATTGTTATTTTTTCTGGTATTGGCATTTTAATTTTCCTTTGTATATTTACAATAATGGTTCATACCGTGGTCGTATGCACCGTCAAAAGGCATGCCTTTTTTTATAGCTCTCCATCGGCCACGCCACTTATCTTTTAATCTTTGAGTTGGTGTAAACGGTCTAATGTTACCATGATAATTAATATAACGAGGAGGGCAATGGTGTACATAACCCATAAGAGCTAGCGGTATTGATGTAACTATATCGTTGTTATTTACATGTCGATAATGTTCTACATTAGAAAAAGATTTTACAAACTTACGCGTTCCAACTCTCGGAGAGCCATATGTGTACAGAGCTTCTACTTCATCTTTTAAACGGCTAGCAGCAATTGTTGCCATTGCCCCACCTAACGAGTGCCCAGTAATATATAGTTCTTTATCTTTATCCATTTCAATTAATTCAACTATTTTGTCCCAAATTTTTTCTAATTCGTTTTGAAATCCATTATGAACTCTTCCACCTACTTGAGCTTTATCAGGCCAAGCGTTAAGATCTGCTAATATATCAGAAAATTCATTCGGCTCTGTTCCTCTAAAGCACAATACAATTTCTTCATCATTCCATACAACATGACATTGAGCGCCATCGTTTTCAATAAAAGAGTGCCCGGGGTATCCGAGTTTTTTATATTTAGCCTTACCTGGAGATTTATCGAGGTATGCTATTCCTGCCATTTCGGCCATTTTGGAACAATGTATTAACATGGGTTTCCTTTCTACTTTGATAACGGATTATCAAATGCTTCTTGAATTAACTCACGGATATCATCATCTAATTTATTCATTTTGGCTTCTATTTCAGCAACAATAGTTTTCATAAAATCACGAGTATCTTTTTCTGATCCTCTTACTGTACTTTCAACTTCGCGGATACTAGCTGTAGTATCCTTTTGTAGTTGGTTCATTTCATTCCGAATGCTTTCAAGGGTATCACCAATACTATTTTGTGTTGCCTTAATTCTTGCTTCGCTAGTCTCAAGATTTGTACTGATTTTATCCCGCACATTAGCTATCGTATCTTGATTATCTTTTAATGTTATTCGTAAACGTTCTTCGAATGTATCTAATTTTGCA